GCCTGCTTCTTTGCAAGCTTGTCGCTAGACTTTGTGGCAGTTTCTATCCCGCCAGCAATTCCTAAGAGTGATGTCGTTAACTTTTCTGTGCCGAGTTTAATATTGGATGTTTTTTCATCAAACATTGATGCAAATGATGAGTATGCTTTTTTGGCTGCCTCAATAGGGTTTACAAACTTTTCTTCAAACGGAGTGGCCCATAACTTGGCTATGGCGGTGGTGTTTTTTTCAGTTATATCCTTCCAGTTTGACCAGAAATTCTCATAACCACTGCTCATGATATTGCGCCAATTGCCAGTTACGAGATCATCTAAATCAATGCTGCCGACTTCACGTATTCTCTCAATAACTAGCGCAAGTTTTTCGGCCACGTTTTGAATGATGATCGTTGACATTTTTCCAAAATAGGAAAAACGTTCGATCACGTATTTCATATTGACGCCAATTGCAAACGCCGTCGCGCCAATCGCTGCAAATAGAATGGTCTGCTTTATCGTTGCGACCGATGTTGCAATAATCGCAGCGCGCAGTCCGGCCATTGCCTGCGAAGCCAACAAAACCTGGGATGCCATACGAATAGCAGCATAAGACAATGTGCCAATGGCTGTTGCCATACCAATGGCAAAATTTTGGCTATTTTTGCCGAATGCCGCAGTGAATAATCCAGGCAAACCCTGATCACGAACCGCCTTGCCAAGCGCAAGGAATGCTGCTGCAAGCGATCGCACGCGATCGGTGAGCCCAGATATTTCAATCAAGCGCTTGCCGATTTCACCGAATGTAAGCTTAAACGCATCTGAAAGCATCGCGAGCGAGCCGGTGATCGTTTTATTCTGCTTCTCCATTTGACCGCTGAATCGCCGTTCCATCTCATTGACGAGCATTGGCAGATACTTCGCAGCGGCCAATTGGCTTTTTTCGGCCATTTCCATAATCTTGCCAGCGCTGACGCCGATTTTCTTCGCAAGCATATCAACTGCCGGAATGCCATTTTCCGCAAGCTGGTTCAATTCCTCAGCGTTCAGCTTACCCTTAGCAGCCATCTGAGCGAGGGCGCGCGAGACGTTTTCGATCTGGTAACTTGTTCCACCGACAGCGGCAAGAGAGTCACCAATCGCGCGCAGCATTGGCAAAATTGCCTTACTGTTGATTCCCATCGCCATCAGCAGTTTCGACGCCCTCATAAGCCCTTCAAACTCAAACGGCGTTTCAACAGCGAACTGCTGCAGTTCTTGTAGGAATTTAGTAGCCTTTTCTCCGCTACCGACCATTGTATTTAGTGCGATTTGCGTCTGCTCTAGGCTTCCAGCAAGTTCAATCATCATTCCTGGCAGCCTAATAATTGAATCGCCAAGCCTCCAGAAAATTTGGCTAACCACGCTTCCGACCAAAGCGCCACCAAGCGAAACGGCAAAGCGAGTCCATAAACTCGATCCCTCTAGTACCGCCTGGCTTGCTCTCCTCACAGCATCATCTGCGCGCTGCACCGCGCGCGTGCCTGCTGCAACATCGCGAGCGGATGCTGCCACTTCCCTGCCAAGAGCAGCGACCGGCGCAAGCGCACCATTTGCGGCAGCATGAAATTTCTCAAACTGTTGCGCCGCGAGAGTTAACGAGCCATAGCTTATTGTTGAAAATTTCTTTAATGACGCAATAACCTTTTGAAGTGTCGCGTCAAGGGCGCCCAGTTTTGGGTCTAATTTATCTGCTGCTTGCGAAAGGGTATTTGCGCCTTTTGCTGCATCTTTTGCAAATTCACCAAATGACTTTGCAGACTTATTAAGTTCACTACGCGTTAAAGACAAATCGGTTCGCAGCGCGTTTAACACGTCTTGCTGCGAACCCAGTTGTTTTAATTGTTTTTCGAACGCTTCTGCGGATTGAATCGCCGACTGGAAGCCGCTTGTAAGGGCACTTACATCTGCACGGATTCTGACGACTAGACTCATTTACGCTTCTCCGCTTTTTTCCTGGCTTCGGCCTCTAGCGAGAAAAACGCAACCCAATCCGTAAACTCCGCAGTAGACATTTCGCGCCGAAGCTGAGAGCGAGTAATATGAAGTTCCCTTGCGACGAACAACTCCATATACTCGCCCCCTGCTTTTGCTAGTCTTTTTTTGCGGCGTTTACGTCCGTTTGCAGTACGCGACCGATCGCCTCATACACCCGATTCAGAGCGGCAACGCTCTTGTCTTTGAGCAATTCGAGGTGTTCTTCACTGAACTTCGGCTCAATTACACACGCAAGAAACAAATGCTCAGCAAACTTGTCATCATCGCGCCCGGTTGTTGGCTGCTGGCCAGGGCCGGTTGCAGGAATGATCACCTCTGCCGCCTTCGTGATCGCGTCGAATGCTGCACGGCTCAGGCCACGCACCTTGACTTCTCCGCCCCACTCTGGAACCTGGACAACCTCGCTTGGAATGTCATCTGCTGCCAGGATTTGTTCAATGCTAAGAATCGCCATTGTTCACCTCTCTAGTAGGTGCCTCTTGTCACCGCGCCGGTAACTTGGGCCTCTGCTGAGAATGTTACCACGTCTCCGACTGCGCCGGTAACTTGGTACGAAGTGAGGAAACACTCGCCGCTGTACTTTACGTTGGTGACAGTCGAGCCAGCCGGGCCATACTGGAATGACACGCTTGCCGTCTGGCCAAGGATCGGGGCGAGGATCGCATCAAGCGCCGCATCCCACTTGCCAGAAAACGAAATCGTGGAATCCTTGAGGCCGACAATGTAATCCTTATTGCTGTCTCCAAACGTAGTCGTCTCGGCGGTTTCGACAGACTGTGGAAAGTCCACGCTGTCGCAATACAGCGAAATATCCGTCAGGGTACCGCCGCTGTTGTCGATCCTGAAATCCGTACTTTTACCGTGGACGAATGGCATTTGTTATTCCTCCTATTTGCGTGCCGCTGTCACGGCGAACGTGCGTGTACCTGCTGTCCCAGACCATTGAACCCGAAGATAACGATTAACCGTGCCGGTGGTAATTTTATGCTCACTCGCAACGCCAGCAGCCGCGGTGAATGTCACAAGGTTGGTGTATGTGACGTTATCAGTTGAGTGCTGAATGACGACGGTCAGCGACGCCGTATTGCTTGTGATATGCAGATTTGCAATCAAGCCGTTTGTTGACGCCGCGCCGTTATCGACGGCAGCCAAGCTGGTTGGGCCAGTGCCGGTCTGAGAGGCAAGGGTTGATAGCACAACACCGCGATACGCGCCTGAACCGCCAGTCCCCGTGCCTTCACACTGGAACTCTGCGCTCACTGATACCGCGTCACCTACAGCGCCAGTAATTTGATAGCTGGTGTCGACCGCCTGCGCCACAAGGCAGCGATTGCCGATCGTCAAGCCCTCATCTGCGATACTCAGCACGCTTGACGAGTTACTGCCGATCGCCGTGGCCATAATTGAGTCAACGGCATTTGCCGCTCCGTCCCAATACCCGCCAACTGAAACCGTTCCATCGCGCAAGCCGACCACGTATGATTTAGATGACGAGCCAAAGCAGGTCGTCTCGGCTGTTTCAACGCTGATCGTTTGGTCGGCGGAATTGAGAAATGCGCTTACATCGAACGCGTTAAGCAATACCGATGTGCCCTTGCCGTGGACAAATGCCATTGTTTATTCCTCCGCCTCCGGCTCAACCGGCTTAATCGCGCCTTGCTCTAGCAACCACGGGACTGATTGACTTGGTATGTCGCTGACAACTTCACCTGGCACGCAGTTTTTTTTGCCGTAGCTCAGACCGACCAGTACGAGAAATTTAGTCATTACGCGATCACCTCAAGCATAAATTCAACTCCTAAATAGCTTATACCTTCGACCTCGTAAACTCCATAATTACGCGCCTCCGTGACCCTAGACGTTTGCACTGTCGCAGATAACTGGGTGTCTAGGCCAAGCGATAACGGAATACTCGACGCACCCTCATACGAAATGTATGCGTCCAGTAATTCCTGCGCGTAATCTTCTTGGATGCGAGCGGCAAGCACCCGAATCGGAATCATCATCTTGAAGTTGGCAGACCGGAACGTGTAATCGTATTCGATTGACTGCGGAATGCCGACGATCGCAGCAGGAACCATCACGCTGTCCGACACAGCCGAATAAACATTCAACGTGGTAATGAGCGACAACTGGGCGGCGATCGCATCTCTGATTGCAGTTACCGACGCCATTCCGACACCTCAATTTCTGGGAATGAATTGAAATAGTGCGGCAACGCGCGGTCGATATATTCCTGCGCGCGCAGCGCACCAGACTGAACGTATCGCCTTGGTAGCAAGCCGCCGCGATCGAAAATTGCTTTCGACACGGCATACGCCGGCATTCCCTTGCTGGTGGCCCAAGCGGTTAAGTACTTTGGAGGTGGCCAGTAAATTTGCCTGGGAGCCGACGCGTATCTTTCGTCAAGGTGCCAGATGCCTGTGCCATATTCCATATACTGCGCATAAACTGGAACACTTCTAACGTGGCCGATCGATGTCTCCAATTCTGTCCGGTTATTTACTTGTCCTAGCGATCGCCTTAATCCGCCCTTCCAGACTGGGACGGTTTGCCGCATTCTCTCGACACCAGCCTCACCCGTCTGGCGGATGGCTGGCCAAGTTAAGTATTCAACAAACGAACGGCTTGCCAGGTTTGACTTAAGCCGTTTCATTCCGTTGATTTGGGCTGTGAAATCAGCCATCCATTGTCATCCTGATATATGGATACAGAAGTTGCCTAACCTCTGGGTCACGCGCGGTTATGCGCTGGAATCCGATTTCTGGGGTTCCAAGCACACCAAACGCTGCATCTCTACGCTTGAAATAGCGCACCGCAAGAATCAGGCAAGCATTGTTAATTGCATCGGGGTACGCGCCAGTTGCGCAGAACCCAAAATCGCCTGTAATTCTGATGCCTCTACGGCCAAGCGGAAATGACTTTGTTCCGCCAGGTGCCGTATGAATTGATGTGTATGGGGCCTGGCCAGGCTCGATCTCATAATCGGTAGGCGCAAGCGCAACATATACGCGGTTGCCCGTATCAATGGATATAGCGGAAATGCTATATATGTCGTCTGGCACGCTGATGTAGTCTGACGCCTCGGCTTCATAATAACGAGTCCCGCTCGTCAAATAGAAATACCTCCGACACAGCGTGTCTATGGCGCGACTCGCGGCCTCAATTGCGTTTTCTAGCCGCGCGTCGTCGTTTGTGCTGCTTGTTGAGAGATAGGTTTTTATTTGACTGAGCGTTGCGTACCCGTTGGTAATCGCCATGGTTAGCCTCCGTGTGCGTTTGCGACAACCGTTACCGAGCCGCTGGCGTAATTGGAGACACGCGCCCGGAAATACGTTGCCCCACCCACTAGGTCGCAGGCGAAAATCCCAGGCGAGTTGATAGTTTTAACTTTTGTGTTCGCTGACGTTGAGGTTAAGTCAGTAGCCGCGATTTCATACCACGTACCGTTATCAACTGTTATTTCAAAATGAACTTGAGCCGAGAATGTGCCGCTAACCTGCACAATGACGTGACCGAATGAGTCCATCAGGATAGGCGTTCCGTTGCCGTTCGCCGTAACCGCGTTTTGCAGCCTTATAGGGCCACTATTCGATGACTTCATTTGCTTCCTTCCTCGGGCGACCGCGCCGCATCATTTTGTCCTCTTCCACCGGCATCGCGGCATCAACTACGACCGCCTCGAAAGACAATGGGGAATCGGTCAGCAACGCGGCCTCGAGCGTGGAATCATCGACCACATCGCCGGGCGCGAATACGCCGAGGCTTGACTTATACCGTGATACACACTTGAGCATAGCTTACCCCTAGATAGGGTTTGGCCGGGAATTACCCCGGCCTCGCCCGCTTACTATTTACAGAGAGATGTTATACAGCACGTCGGCGAACTCGATGCCGCTGGCCGCGCCCGTAGGCGAGAACCGGCCCAAGCCCATCCGCAGGCTGTACACGATGCGCGACTGGTCGGAACCAATCAGTCGCTCGGTCTCAACCTTGACCCGAC